GTCCACCGTCTTCACCTCGTAGGTCGTGCCGTCGACCTCCACGCGGTCCGCGGCCTGAATGTCAGTGCCGAACGGCGCCAGCAGCCGGTGCGTGCCGACCACGACACCCTTGTCCGTCACGAGTTCCTCGACCTTCAACGGCCTCAACCGGCACAGCAACCCCGTCGCCAGCACCCGCCACGCCTCGACCTTCTGCCCGTGCGCGTCCCGCTCGGTGCCCACGTTCCGCCACACCATAAGCGTCGAGGCCATGAAGTCTTCGAAGCTCATACCCGGCCCTTCACGAGCAGCGCCAGCACGCGGTTCATTTGAGACTCCACCGACTTCCACGTGCCGAGATTGCGCACGTAGCTGTAGTCCCCGATGCTCTCCGACTGATACCCACCCTTGCCGGACTCCTGAAGGGCCATCGCTGCGGCCCAGATCACCACGCGCGTGACGTCCTCCGGATAGGTGTAGACGTAGACCGTCTCCGCGGCGTGCGCGGCCGCGGCCGTCCCGTTCACCCCGCGCCTCACGGTAGCGGCGGTGCCCTCCACGGCAGAGACGTACATCTGCTCGTCCTCGCAGAGGATCGTTTGCCCGGCTTCGACGGCGTCCGCCACGCTCAGGATCAGCGTCGTGCCGTCCGTCGTGGCGACAGTCCCGGTGCACCCCGCCGAATCGTAGGGCGCCGAACGCGTCCCGTCCCCGTACCCGAACAGGCCCGAGGCCTTGAGGTAGTGCGGCTCGCAGCCCGGGATGGAGTATCGGCCGGCGCGCGCCCCGCGCAGGCCTTCCTTGGGCCAGCCGTTGTCCGGCCACGCGAACCAGTCGGTATTCTCCACCCACGTCTCGCCGTCGAAGGTGTCGTCGCCCTCGCTGTCGGCCGCTAGCGAATCCAGTTCAAGGAAGTCGGGCAGGAACACAATCCCGCCCTCCAGCCGCCGGCAATCCCAGTACTCCGCCGTGCTCGCCCGCACGTAGAAGTGCCGCCGGCAGAGGCGGTCCACCTCCCGGCTGAAGCCGCCGACGATGCGCTCGATCCGCGCGTCGTTGTCCGCGCTCGTCCCCGACTCGTCCCGCACGGACGCTATCGTGGCGTACAGGTTCACGTCAGCGGATCCAGAGGTAGGCGGTGCCTTTCTTCGCGTTCCCGGCATTGGTGATCGCGAAGGTGATCTGGCAACCCGGCACGCCCGCCATGCTCGCCTCGGCCACGTACTCGGTGTTCACGTTGTCCCGGTTCTGGCCCGCACCCAGAAGCACGTCGAACCCGTTAGCATCCGTAACGGCCAGGTCGTAGTTGTCCGTGGGCTGATCTCCGACCGTGCCCGGCACCGTCGCCAGTCCGATGCACCGCCCGTCGTAGGTGCGCGTCGTCTTCGCCGACACCGCTCCGGTCGCGTCGTCCGATACCCACGCCGCTTTGACGCACTTCACGCTGCCGTGGGTCATTTCCGTGAAGGTCACGCTCGATCCCGCCATGTCATCACCCCGCTATGCGTTGATTTGAATGGCCCGGATCCAGTCGATGGTCGCTGTGTGCGCCACCCCTTCGCCGGTCAGCAGGTGGATCGAGGGGGTCAGCTCCTCGTCGTCGGGCAGGTTCGTCTGCGCGATGCGCGTCTTGATCGTCCCGTCGACGAAAAAGTCCACGTTGGTCCCGTCGAAGAAGAACTCGACGACGTACCACGTGTCCGCGACCAGCGTCACGGCCGCCCCCGTCGTCTCGCTCGAATTTTTCTCGAGCGCGAACACCATCGCCGCGCTGGCGTCGACCTTGCGGAAGTACGCCCCGTCGGTCATGCCCCCGAGCAGGTCCGTGTCCGTGATGCACAGGCCCACCAGGAAATCGCTCTGCGTCACCTCGGACAGTTTGAACCGGCACCCGAAATAGCAGGGCTTCCCGGACGCCAGCTTGAAGGCCTCCTTCGTGACCTGCATGTTGATGCCGTCGTTCTCGGCCGCGTCCGTCGTGAGCAGCAGGAGCCCGCCCGCGCCGTCCGTCAGCGCGACGGTGCTTTCACCGGCGCCGCCCTCGACGAGCGTCACCGTCCACGAGCTCGGGGCGTCCGCCCCGGTGAAGGGTGTCGCCGTGAAATGCTCCAGAAACTTGCAGACGTCCGGACCGATTGCGTCGATCCAGCGCTTCTCGTGGGTGTCGTGCCACACGAAGTTGCCGTTCACCCACTTGGTATGCAGATCCGCCATGATGCCCCCGTTTCGCCCCGGAGTTTCGGGGCGCCCGCCGATGAGCGGGCGAATTGGGTTGCTTCAAAAGCGGCGCCGGACCGCCCGGCGCCGCCCCGATTCGGTTGGGTTAGTTGACCAGCGGGTCGATCATCACCGCCGGAGCCTGCCCGAACCGCGGCTCGAGCAGGATGTAGATCACCGAGATGAGGTCCGCGTTCGCGCCCGGCGTGGCCACGTTCACGCGCATGCAGTCGAAGCCGTTGTCCGCGTCGAGATCCGCCGCGTTCACGTCCAGCACGGTGATGGTGTTCGCCGTGGTCGTCAGGTTGAACGTGTCCGAGCTGACCGTCGCCTCGGTCCAGACCGTGCCGGTCAGCCCGGTCTTGGTCCACTTCTTCGTGAAACTCAGCGTCTTCTCGTCGGACGCGCTGTTCGTGACGTCCGTCGCCTGCAGCAGCGTCACGGCCGGCGTGCCGCCCGCCCACGCCCCCTGCGAGATCACCACCAGGCAGCGCCGGTAGTCCTTCAGGCTGACGTAGTCGCCCGAGACGGCCGCGCCCGTGGTGTCGATGGGCACCGCCCCGGCCACGATGTTCAGAATCTCCAGTCCTTTCGGCATATCGGAACTCCCGAGGGCCGGGTCCTCCCGGCCCCGTTGTCGCTTCGGTTAGGCGCGCGCCGCCAGGGTCACGATGGGGGATAGGGTGTTGCTGCTCTTCGCCGGCGTGATCGCGCTCGCCGTCCACGGCTGCCCGTCCACCTCGTACATGAAGCGGAACGCCGTTTCCGCGTAGTCGAACCGCAGGTGCATCGACATCTGCTCGTCGACCCCGCCGCGCGTCCCCGACAAATACGCCTTCAGGTCCGTGAGGATGATGTCACCCTCGGTGCCCAGCGTCTGGCAGTACTCGCTCGGCATGACCGGACGGCCGAACAGTGAGGCGTATGGCGACGTCGACAGGCCGCCCTGCGGAAGGAAGATCGGCGCACCGCCCGCGCCGACAGGAAGGCTCAGCGTATACAGCTGAGGCTCGATATCCTGGTTGATGAGCCAGACCGCGTTCCGCCTGGCCCGCGCGTGGCAGCGCGACCACATCTTGATGATGTTGTTCGCCACCAGCGTCTGGGCACCCTGGCCCGTTTCCTTGGCGACCGTCACCCGGGCCGAGGACACCAGCAGGCCTTTGGGCTTGCCGACGCCGGTGCCGTTCACGATGGCGTCCGAGGTCAGCCAGTTGATTTCGGCCGTCGCCGAACGGTTCACGTACTGGCGCAGGGCCGCCGGCGCGTTCCGGAGGAGTTTGTCCGTGACGTACACGAGCACGGCGAGCTGCTGCGGCTCGATCTTCACGCGCCGCAGTTTCGGGTTGCTGGACGTGATCTGGTCCGCCTCGGCGATCCAGTAGCCCCGGACCCCGCCGTACCGGCTGCCCGTCGCCCGGCTCGTCTCCGCGTTCGCCAGGAACGTCAGGCTCTCGCCGTCGACGGTGTAGCCGTCGGTCATGGGCAGCAGGTTGTCCGGGTCGCTGCTCAGGCCATCCCAGATTTCCGTGGAGTAGGCCGGAGGCACCGCGAACCCGCCGTCCGCCCCGGAGTTCTGGTTCATGCCCGACGCGGCCGTGTGGAATTCCAGCCGGTCGTCCACCCGGGCGCCGGGTGTTCCCGCCGCGGCCACCGCCGCGTAGAACTCGCCCGCGTGCCGGAAGCCCCGCTGCGCGTCGTGCCGCGACGCCTGGCCTTCAACCCGCACCCGGCCCGGCTGGTAGTCGCCGGGAACGGTGTCGGACGCGGAGGCCTGCTCGGTCATGGTGCGGCGCCCCGTGCCGCCCTGCGACGCGATGGCCGCCCGTTCCGCCTCGCGGTTCGCCTGCCGCTGAAGCCGTTCGATCTCCGCGGTGGCCGCCTTCGCTTCCGCGAGGTGGCCGTCCAGGGCCGCCTCTTCCTCGGCGGTGTACTCGCGATTCTCCGCCCGAGCGGCCGCCACGATCGCGTCGTAGGCTTCCACCGCCGCCTTCCGCTTCGCGTACAACTCCTGCAAATTCATGATGTTAGCCCCTCGCCTGTTTGGGGTTCCGGCGGAATCGGCCGCAAAAAGAAAAGGCGCGATCCGCCAAACTTTGTGTTTGGACGAATCGCGCCTGACTCTGCAGTCGCTCTGTCGTCGTCCCGCGCCGAAGCAGCTACGACTCTGCGCGCTTACTGCCGACGCGGCACTTTATCCGAAGGCTTTATACTCCAATGGTCTTTGAGCTGTCAAGCACTTTATTTCCGGGCGTCAAGCATCCGCCGTTCGCTCGAGCGGGCCGAAGCCCGCGCCTGCCGCTCCGCCCGCATCCGGTCCGCCATCGCCTTCCGGATCGCCGCAAAGGTCTCCTCCTGGCTGCGCACCGCGTCGACAAGCCCCATCTCCCGGCCCTTCTCCGCGATCCACATCCGGCCGTCCGCGATCTCGCGCACCCGCGCCGGCGTCATCGTCTGCGCGCGGCCGCGCTCCACCGCCCTGAGGAAAAACTCGTTGATGTCGTTCACCCGCTCTTGGACGTGCGCGAGCTGCGCGTCCGTCACGGGCGCTCCGGGCGCCCCGATGCCCTTGTAGGCGCCGGTCGACACCACGTGCACCTTCACCCCGTCCAGCGCCGCCTTCCCGCTCGTGTCGTACAGCACCACGAACGCGCCGATGCTCCCGACCTCGGACATCGCCGACGCAGCCACATCCCGCGCCTGGCTGGCGATCCAGTAGGCCCCCGAGGCCGCGCTGCCGTCCACGTGCGCGTACACGGGCTTGCGTTCGTCCGCCTGGCGAATCGCCTGCTCGAGTTCGTGCATCCCCGCGGCCGTCCCTCCGGGGCTATCGATGCGCAACAGAATGGCCGACACGTTCTCGTCGTTCGACGCTTGGCGAACCTGGCGTCGCAGGTCCAGGCTCGAAACCGTCCCGCCGAACTTGCTCCGCCCCTTGGTGATGGCCCCGCTCACGTCGATGACCGCGATCCCGTCCGGCGTGGTCGCGTAATCAGGCGCGTCCGACCCGCCCTCGCTCCCTCTCTCCGCCCGGATTTCCCAGACCCCCGCCTGGACCGCCGCGAACGCCGCCCCGAACCATTCCGAGTGCACCGCCCATACCCCCAGATGGTTCGCCGCGCATTTCGGGTTGTGCAGTTCAGTTGTCATGTTCGCTCCTAGTTTCCGCAAAGACCGCCTTGTGCAGCCGCATCATCAAGCTCAGAGCCGCCAGCCGGTCCAGCCCGTCTGCATGGGCGAACGGCCGGAGTCCGTAACTGCGCAGCGCTTCGTTCCCGAGATCCTCCGTGAGGACGCCGACGAACATGCCTAGCGCCTCCGCCGCGCACTCCGTGGACGCCGTTTCGCCGTACTCCGCGGCCAGCAGCGCGGTCGTGGCGTCCACGACCGGCCCGAGCATCTCGGCCAGGAGCGCCCGTTCGTCCATCCAGAACTTCGCCGACGCCAGCGCGAACGCATCCCTGTCGGCCGCCTTCTCCGCGGCGCGATTCACCGCCCGCTCTTGCCGCCGGAAGGCCGTCGCGAGCAGGCCCGCCGCCACCTTCGCCTGAACCGTCACGATGGCCTCGGTCCGCGGCGACCGGCTCTGGTTCACCTTCCTGGAGTTGTTGTCCACACCCGGCCGCCCGGCCCGGCTCGCGTTGTCGCCCAGGCTCGTCTGCTCGCTCGGCCCCATATTGAGCGCCACGTAGTATGTGTCGCCTTCCGGGCCGATGGGGTTTTCGTCCTCGAGTTCCCGGATGTCATTCTGCGACAAGGTCCCGATATTGAACCGCTCCCGGTAGAACTGGGACCTGGCCTGCATGTCCCCGATGAGCCACGCCTTGATCACAAACTTTGTGTAAATGCCCGACTTGCGTTCCGCCCGCGTCAGAAGCTTCCGGTTGAACTCCTGCTCGAAGCGGTTGTACCACGGCACCATGGTGTCGTTGATGTGGTTGATGTTCTCCTGCTCCACCGAGTCCTTGTATTGGTGCTGCCGGCTGTGCACCTTGGAAAGCGCCACCCGCGCGAACCGGCACAAGGCCTCCACCGTGACCTGCTGGGTGTCGATGAACTGCGCCTCGTCCGGCGCGATGGACAACCGCTCCGCCTTCACCCCCTGCTCGAGGATCGCCGGGGTGTGCGCGTTGTTGCTCCCGTAAATCTGGCGCCAGCTCTGCCGCATGCGCTCCGTCGCTTCGTCGCTCAACTTGCCAGGGTGCGTGATGACAATTCCCGGCATGGCGCCGTTCCCGAAGAAGGCCGCCCCGAACTCCTTCGCCGCGAGGCCCTGGCCGATGGATTCCGCCGCGTACCGGAGCATCCCGTACCCGGCGTCGATGGTTCCCCACCCGATCACGTCGATCACGTCCGAGGCCGGCAGCCTTACCCATGTGTGGTCGTCGTTGATGACGTCGTAGAGCAGAGCCCCCTCAAACCGCGTCGGGCGAACGCGGGAAGGGTGAATCGGCCATAACGCGGCAGGATACCCGTTCGCGTCGCGCTGGATCTCGGCGGGACCGCGGCCCCAGCCCGAAGCCCAATGCGCCAGTAGTTCGATGAACTTCTGCGGTACCATTTCGGGATTGGGCTCGTCGTGGAGCAGCCACTGGACGGGATGGTTCGGTAGGAGTTCCTTGCCTCGGTCGAGCTTGCGGTAGACCTTTATGGGCGTCTTGCCCACGTCCTCGGAGATGACCTTCTGCACGGCGAAGTAGGCGTCCAGCGTCAACGCCGTTTCGGCGCTCACGCTCTGGCCCGATGTGGTTTTGCGGTGAAACTGGCCCACGCCGTCCCACAGGCGCGGATTGCGGAGATCGGCGATATTGACCCCGTCCCCCAGGATCGTTCCCAACACGCTCATTTGCCTGTCCGGCTCCAAAGGTTGAGGTCCAGCCAGAGCAGCAACCCCACCGTCAGCAGGCCGTACGCCGGCTTGACCATCCACGCTCCCGCGCCGAAGAGCACGATGCTCATCAACCCCAGTATAGCACAAATGGCTTTGCGGATTGAAGTATTTTGTCTCTCCGTGTCCTTCACAGCGATTGGATCCCCCGCTCCTCGTACACGCTCGCCTCTTCCGCCGCCGCCGCCGTCGCCATCGCCCGAGACCACGCCGTCACCGCGGCCTGAATCCCGTCGATTTTGAGCCGAACCCGGCCGTCGCCCTTGCTGTACATGAAGTTCCCCCTCCGGTCCCGGTCGTACTGGCAATTACTCGCCATCCAGGTCAGTATCTCGTGGTTCGGATGCTCGAGCTCGCCACCCAGCAGCAACCGTTCGAATTCCTTCGTCGCCGGCGCCATCGTCTTCATCCCTTGCCGCACTTCGACCACGAGGAACCCGTCCGTCTCCAGGTCCTGCTGAATTCGGCTCGCGTTCCACGGATCCATATCCACTTCCTGGATGTTATAGTCGTCGCCCAACGCCTTGACGCGTTCCCGCACAGCCTGGTAATCCACCACCGTACCCGGCGTCAGTTCCATAAGCTCCGCCGCGGCCCATCGCTTGTAGGGGTTGCCCGTCTCGCGCTCGAGCCGCAGCACGTTGTCCGCCGGCAGCCAGAACCACGGCAACACAGCGTGCTTTCCCGTAGGCTCGAGCGGCGGAAACCACAGCGCCAGCGCCGTGATGTCCTGGTTCAAGCTGAGGTCCAGTCCGCACCAGCACCGCCGCCCCTTCAATTCCTCCCACAGGTCGCGCCTCGTCCCGCACTGTGCCCACACCCGCGTCGGAATGGCCCGCTCCGCGGCGTTCACCCACACGTTCAGGTGGTACCGCTGCCAGTCGGCAAGTTTCGCCGGTGTCTGTTGAGCCTCCAGTCTGCGCTCACTCAAGAAGCGTTGCTTACACGTGATGCCCAGCCCCGGATTCGCGCGCCGTATCACCGTGTCATCGAATGGGTCGTTGCCCTGTTCGGCGTAGTACATGAGACTGAAATAACTGTGGTTGATCACGTCCCCGGCGCGGACCTTCATGCCGAGGTCCCATTGCTCCCACCCGAGAGACAGGCTGTCGTAGATGCCCGCCGTCGATATCGACAGCATCAGCGGCTGCCTGCGAGCCGCACCGCCTCCCGCGAGCGTCGACCACATCTTCCGGCTTGCCACATGAATCTCGTCGAAGATGCCCGCCGACCAATCCAGGCCCTCCTGCACGTCCGCCTCTGCAGAGAGCGCCTCGAACTTACCGTCCTCCCGCTTGAATAGAATCCGCTTTATGTAGTCGATGCACTCAAGGTCCGACGCGAGTCCAGCCGTGCGCTTTACCATCCGCGCTGACTCGTCGTGGACCTGGCCGGCTTGCCCACGCGTCGTGGCCGCCACCCAGACGTAGGGTGCGCCCTCGCGGTCGGCCCTCAGATGGTACAAGCCAAGCCCGGAGCATATGCAGCTCTTGCCAAATTTCTTCGGCACCCAAATGCCGCCGCGGGTAAAACGCCGCGCGCCATCCGGAGACATCCACCCGTAGAGAGGCATCACCAAATCGTACCGTTGGCAATCGAACAGGCGCAGCAACTCCCCTCTCCATTCCCCCTTCGACAGCTTGAGCTTCTCGAGGAATCGGCACGTCCGATCCCCTGCCTGCTCGTCGAACCAGCACCCCGCCATCGTCGCCTCGACGTCCGCCACGGAACGTATCCACCACGGCGACCAACCCGCGGATTCGGCCACCGCGCACGCCTCGCCGTAGCGCGGATGGTCGCAGGCCGCTCGCCCCACCGCATAGGCCCACAAGCCGGAGCGGTACTCGTCCCGCGGCATCAGACGCTCGTCATCTTCCGGCCACGGTGGCGGAAACGACGGCATCCACGTGTGGAACGTGGTGTCCCGAGCTCGCTCTGTGCCGGACTCAGTCAAACTCCGAAAACTCGCGCTTCTTCGTGTCGGCGACGCTGATTCGGCTCCGGCTCGCCGGTGTCAACCCGTACTCCTTGCACAGCGCCACGTAGTCCAGCATGGCCCGGCGCCGTATCGTCTCCTCTGGCACCGCCATCGCGTATCCGGACTCGAACGTCGTCACGCGTCCATGCTCCTCGACGTGGGACTCCATCGCACGCCACAGCGCGTAGCATTCGCACAGCATCCCGAACACCGTCTCGTCCACGACCGTCAGCACCCCGCACCGCTGCAGCTCGTCCGCGTGCTGCTTCCAGTGCTTACGGGCCGCCGCCGTCAGGTCTTTCGGGCACCGCAAGGAGCCCACCGTCGGCTGAGGCTCATGCTTGTTCAGTTTGTGCTTTCCGGGATTGCCCTCAAGCACTTTCAACGCCGTAGGTTTCGGAACTCTAGGCAATTTTTACCCCCTTTCTAGAAATGCGGAGACACGCGCTGTGG